ATGAGTTCGATTTTGCTGACAGGGCCTGCTGCCGAGCCGTTATCGCTCGAGGAGGCCAAGACATTCCTGCGCGTCGAGCACAGCGACGACGATGAGGTCATTCGGGCGCTGATTGCGGGCGCGCGCATGCACGTTGAGGTGCAAGCACGAACAGCGCTGATGACGCAAAGGTGGCGCATGACGTTCGATCGCTGGCCACACCACGGTCGCATCGCCGTGAAGCCGGGACCGCTCCGGTCGCTTGATGCCGTACGTGTCTACGACCTTCAGGGCCATCCGCAGAGCGTCGATATGCAGGCCTTTGTGCTGGATTTCGGTGCCTCGACGCTCGCCTTCATGCCCTGGGTGCTGCCGGTCCCGGCCCGGATCGCCGCCGGCATCGAACTCGAGGTGACGACCGGTTTTGGCGATGCCGCGACCGATGTGCCGGAGCCGCTGCGCCAGGCGCTCCGTCTGCTGGTTGCGCATTGGTATGAGAACCGCGGTTTGGTCGGCGCAACTGAATCCACGGTCCTTCCGGCAGGCTTCGCAGCGCTCGTCACGCCTTACCGGATGCTGTCGCTATGACCGCGGCCGGTGACCTTAACCGCCGGCTGCTGCTGGAAGCGCCGGTTGAAACCGACGACGGCGCCGGGGGTGTTACGCGTCTCTACGACATCGTGACCACGCTTTGGGCGCAAGTTCTGCCGTTGTCGGCTGCCGCGAATGTCGCCGCCGATACGACAGGCGGCAAAGTGCGTTACCGCATTATCGTGCGCCTACGCGCCGATATCACCACGCGTCATCGTTTGCAGGATGGCACCCGCATCTACTGCATTCTGGCTGTCAGCCCGAGTGCCGACCGTCGCTTCCTCGTGATCGAAGCCGAGGAACGCGAGGACTGACAAGGAAATTACCATGACAATAAGTGCGTCGACTGCGCTTCGCGCCGCCGTGCGCGACGCGCTCATATCCCATAGCGGCCTTTTGTCCGTTCTCGGGGGCCCCAAAGTTTATGACGAGCCGCCGCGCGCGGCCGCATTTCCCTATGTCACGCTCGGTGAGGCACGCATCACCGATTTTTCCGCCGGGGATGAGCCGGCGGAGGAGCATCAGCTCATATTGCATGCATGGTCGCGCCAGGGCGGGCACCACGAAGCGCATTTGATCACCGGCACGCTTATACAGGCGCTCGACGACGCGCCGCTTACGCTCGCCGGTCACCACCTCGTCAATTTCCGCTTTTCGGTCGCGGATGTGCGCCGCGAATCCGACGGACGCACGTACCACGCGCTGGTGCGCTTTCGCGCGGTAACCGAACCAATCTAAACAAAGGAATATTTCAATGACTGTTCAAAAAGGCAAGGACCTACTCGTCAAGATCGCCGACGGCGCGGGTTATACGACCGTCGCAGGCCTGCGGACGCGCCGGCTCGCATTTAATGCGGAGTCTGTCGACGTTACGCACGCCGAAAGCGCAAACCGCTGGCGGGAGCTCCTCGACGGCACCGGCGTTAAGCGCGCTTCGGTATCGGGGCGCGGGCTGTTCAAGGATGCCGCAAGCGACGCCCTAATGCGGCAAGCGTTCTTCAACGGGAATGTCGTCGGGTATCAGATTGTCATTCCCGCGTTCGGCACGGTGCAGGGGCCATTCCAGATTGTAAGCCTCGAATTTGCCGGCGAGCACAATGGCGAGTTGACATACGACATGTCGCTGGAATCCGCCGGCGAGCTGACCTTCACGGCGGCATAGCATGGCCACTCGCCACAACTTAACGCGCCATCACCAGACCGCTGCGAAACGGCGAGAATCGGTGACCCAGCCCAGGAATACCGGAACCGTCCTGACGAGATGGCGGGTCAGGCGCGGCATGAGAAATGAAAGGACAGAGCAATGGTAAATCGTCACCGCGGGGAAATCGAAGCAGACATCGGCGGCGCGCGGCGCCGACTCGTGCTCACTCTCGGCGCTCTTGCCGAACTTGAAGATGCCTTCGGCGCCGACGATCTGATGGCGTTGACCGAACGCTTTGGATCCGGCCGGATGAAGGCACGAGATCTCACGCGCATTATCGGCGCCGGCCTTCGCGGAGCGGGTGAGACCGTGAGCGATGAGGACGTGGCCGTTATGGCGGCCGATGGCGGTGCGCAGGGCTACGTTCGGATCGCGGCCGAACTGATTGCGGCGACCTTCGGCGAGGCCGAAGCATGAGGCCATTCCCCTGGAAGCACGCGATCGGTTTTGGCCTCGGCGTGTTGCGGCTCTCGCCAGAACAGTTCTGGCGCATGACGCCACGTGAACTCGCCTGCGCTGCCGAGGCGGCAAACGGCCGAGCCGCGCCGCTCGATCGCCACACATTCACCGACTTGATGAAGAGATATCCTGATGAGCGATGACGATAGTTTTGCAGATACATCTATTCCGGGAATTTTACCCGACACGGTCGACAAGGTGCGTACCAGCACCAATCTGCTGGGTGTGAGCACCGCGGCATTCGCCAAGGCCATCAGCAAGGCCTTTGCTGATGCAAGCACCGGCGGCAAGCAGTTTGACGACGTGCTCAAGCAACTCGCCTTGCGACTTTCAAGCATGGCTGTCTCGCAAGCCTTCAAACCAATGGCCAAAGATCTGGTCGGTGGTCTGAGCAAGGTCTTTGACAGTCTGTTCGGCGGTGTTGAATCGTCCGACGCCATGCGAATGCGTGCAATCACGCCTTTCGCATCCGGCGGAGTGATCGGTGCGCCAACCTATTTTCCGTTGTCGTCAGGTGGTCTTGGACTGGCCGGCGAAGCCGGGCCGGAAGCGATAGTTCCCCTGACTCGCGGCGCCGATGGACGCTTGGGCATTGCGATGAGCGGTGGAGGGCAGCCATCGAACGTCACCGTCCAGATTGCGACCCCCGATGCGCAGAGTTTTCGGCGTTCGGAGGCCTACATTACGGGTCAAATCGCTCGCGCGGTTGCGCGTGGCCAACGCGGGTTTTGAAAAATGTCGTCCTTTCACGAAATCCTCTTTCCACTTGATATCGCGCTCAAAAGCGCCGGCGGGCCACAAAGGCGCACGGATGTGGTCCTGCTTGGCTCGGGAGCCGAAGAGCGTAACGCACGCTGGCTGCATTCGCGACGACGCTATGACGCAGGCTACGGCGTGAAAACTTTTGAAGCGCTGTCGCATGTGCTCGCGTTTTTCGAGGAGCGGCGAGGGCGGCTCCACGGCTTCCGCTGGCGCGACCGGCTCGACCATTCCTCGGCCGCACCGGGCATTCCGGTCATGCCGATCGATCAGGTGATTGGCATCGGCGACGGTGCCACTTCCACATTCCAACTGAGCAAAACCTACGGCGCTCTCTATTCGCCGTATCAGCGGCCTATTGCGAAACCGGTCCCCGGCAGCGTTCGCGTCGCGGTCGCGGAAGGTGAAGTGGGTGAAGGGACCGCATTCACTGCCGATCCAGCAACCGGTGCCATCACCTTTCTCGCAGGCCACATTCCCCCAAACGGCTCGGCCATTACTGCAGGCTTTCTGTTCGACGTGCCGGTACGTTTTGATACCGACTATCTCGAGGTCGATCTCTCGGCTTTCGCTGCTGGTGTAATTCCGAAAATTCCGTTGGTGGAGATTAGACCATGAGGACCGTTCCATCGGCACTCCAAGCCAAGCTCGACTCCGGCGTTACAACGCTATGCCGCTGTTGGATGATCAATCGATCTGACGGCGTGACACAAGGATTTACCGATCACGATGAGGATGTCGTGCTTGGCGATACCCACTGCCGCGCCGGCAGCGGATTATCGGGAACCGAAACGCTGCAAAAGCTCGGCCTCGCGGTCGATAGTTCGGAGTTTTCCGGCGCGCTGTCCGATGAAACGCTCAACGAGGCGGATCTTGCCGCCGGCCGTTATGATGGGGCAGTCGTCGATTTGTGGCTCGTGGACTGGACGAATCCGGACCTCCGCATACTCCTGGCAAAGGGCACACTCGGTGAAGTGAGCCGTGAGGGCGCGGCATTCACCGCGGAACTCCGAGGCTTGAGCGAACGGCTGACGCAGGACAGCGGGCGGCTTTATACTATCACGTGTTCCGCCGATCTCGGCGACGCGCGCTGCAAGATCGATCTCGACGATATCCGCTTTCGCGCAAGCGGCGCTGTGGTTGCGCTCAATGCAACGTCGACCTTCTCAGCCGCGGGCCTCGACGCGTTTGAGGGCGGTTGTTTCACCGCCGGAAAGCTGACATTCACAAGCGGCGCCAACAAAGGCTTAAGCGTCGAGGTGAAGGCGCATCGCAAGGCTGATACCGTCACGCTCAATCTCTGGCAGGCGATGCCGGAGCCGGTTGCGGTGGACGACACTTTCGTCGTCACCGCCGGATGCGATAAGCGCTTCCAGACTTGTCACGACCGCTTCAACAATGTCGTGAACTTCCGCGGTTTTCCGCATATTCCCGGCAACGATTTTGTCATCAGCTACCCCGTCCAAGGTCAGCCGGGCAATGACGGCAAGAGCCGGCAGAGCTGATCTATGGCAATTCATCGGCACGATATTGTCGCGGAAACGCGGCGTTGGATCGGCACGCCCTATCGGCATCAGGCTTCGCTCAACGGCGTTGGCTGCGATTGTCTCGGCCTAGTGCGCGGCGTATGGCGCGCCGTAATTGGACAAGAGCCTGAACGCGCGCCGCCTTACGCGCCGGATTGGGCCGAGGCGACAGGCGCGGAGTCGCTAGCCGCCGCCGCTGCTCGTCACCTGATTGCTGTCCCGCTCAACACCATCGCTCCGGGTGATCTGATCCTGTTCCGCTGGCGCGCCAATCTGCCAGCAAAGCACGCAGCTATCGTAACGGCACCTGACGTGATGGTGCACGCGCATGATGGCGCTGCGGTCGCGGAAGTCGCAATCGCGCCCTGGTGGCGACGGCGCCTGGCCTTCGCATTCAAATTTCCCGGAGTTATCGACTAATGGCCGCACTCGTTCTTTCAGCCGCCGGCGCTGCCGCCGGCAAAGCAGTTTTTGGACCGGCGGGCGCCATTGCCGGCCGCCTCGTCGGCGCGATCGCCGGCAACGCCATTGATCGCGCGCTTTTCGCGAGCCGCCGCGAAATCTCGCAAGAGGGCCCACGGCTTGCTGACCTCGAGGTGATGGCCTCGACTGAAGGCGCACCAATCCCGCGCGTTTACGGGCGCGCGCGGCTGCCGGGGCAGGTGATCTGGGCCACTAATCTCGAAGAGGTGGTGAGCACCGCATCGCAGACCACGGGTAATAGCGGCGGCAAGGGCATGGGCGGCGGACCGGTCGTCACGACGAACACGACGACTTATTCCTACTTTGCCAATCTCGCGATCGGTCTGTGCGAGGGCCCGATCGGCGGCGTATTGCGGGTCTGGGCCGACGGAAAGCCGCTCGATCTGTCCGGGCTCACTGTACGCACCTACACTGGCAATGAGGCACAGACCCCCGATCCGTTGATCGTCGCCAAGGAGGGCGATGCACCAGCTTATCGGGGAGTTTCCTATGTCGTGTTTGAGCGGCTGCCACTGGCAAATTTTGGTAACCGCATTCCGCAAATGTCGTTCGAAGTGGTGCGCCCGATAGGTCGCCTCGAGCACATGTTGCGAGCGGTTACGCTTATTCCAGGCGCGACCGAGTTTGGCTACGAGCCTCAGACCGTGGTGCGGACACTCGGGCCCGGCCAATCGGCACCGGAAAACAGACATATTACATATGCGCCATCCGACTCGATTGCCGCGCTCGATGAACTACAGGCGGTCGCACCGAATATCGAGCGTATTGCGCTTGTGGTGGCATGGTTCGGGACCGATCTGCGCTGCGGCCAATGCCGGGTCATGCCGGGCGTCGATAATCGCGCAAAGCAAACCTATGGCGGGGTCTGGTCGGTCGCAGGATTGGATCGCGCAACAGCGCGCCTCGTTTCGAGCATCGATGGCCGCCCTGCTTTCGGCGGTACGCCATCGGACCAAAGCGTGCGCGATCTGATCGTCGAACTGAAAAATCGAGGCCTCAAGGTAACGCTCTATCCCTTTCTTATGATGGACATTGCCCCGGGCAACGCCCTGCACGATCCGTGGACGGGTGCTGCGTCACAACCGGTCTATCCCTGGCGCGGACGCATTACATGCGATCCGGCGCCGGGACAGACCGGCTCGCCCGATGGGAATGCCGGTGCGGCCACGCAGATCAACGCCTTCTTCAGCGCGGGCGCGGACCAGTGGAATTACCGCAACATGGTTTTGCATTACGCGACGCTCGCAGCAGATGCCGGCGGGGTCGACGCGATTCTGATCGGGTCAGAACTGAAATCACTCACCCGCGTGCGCTCAGCCTCGGGCCTCTATCCGGCGGTCAACGCCCTCGCCATGCTCGCCGCGGATGTGAAAGCGATCGTGGGCAGCGGCACCATGGTCACCTACGGCGCCGACTGGACCGAATATGGATCGCATGTCGTTGATGAGGCCGCCCGCGAGGTGCGTTTTCCGCTCGACACATTGTGGGCCTCGCCATCGATTGATGCTGTGGGCATCGATTATTACGCACCACTGTCCGATTGGCGCGATGTCGGCCACCAGCGCGATCTGACACTGACCGACAGTGCGTATCGGCTGACCTATCTTGCAGGAAATCTTGCGGGTGGCGAGGGCTACGACTGGTATTATGCCGATGAGGCAGGACGGAATGCGCAAACGCGGAGCACGATCACCGACGGGCTCGGGAAAGCGTGGATCTTCCGGCAGAAGGATCTTTGGAATTTCTGGTCGCAACCGCACTACGAACGGGTCGGGGGCGTTGAACTCGCCAATTCGACACCGTGGTTGCCCCGCTCAAAGCCGATCTGGCTCACCGAGGTCGGCTGCCCGGCAGTCGACAAGGGCGCCAATCAGCCGAGCGTATTCCCGGATCCGAAATCCTCGGAAGCGGGCCTGCCGCATTTCTCCAACGGCAAACGCGACGACCTGATCCAGCGCCGCTATCTCGAAGCGGTTCTCGGTGCGTTCGACCCGGCGTTCGGTGACGCTGCGCTTAATCCGGTGTCGCCGGTCTATGGCGGCCGGATGGTTGCGCCTGACAACATCAACGTGTGGACATGGGATGCGCGGCCTTATCCGGCTTTTCCGGCGGCGACCGATGTATGGAGCGATGCCGGCAACTGGGAGACGGGACATTGGCTCTCGGGACGGCTCGGATCAACTCCGCTCGACGCGCTGGTATCGACGATCCTGTCAGATTGCGGCGTGACCGGTGTTGATTCCGGCGAGCTGAGCGAGGGGCCGGACGGCTATGTCGTTGACCGTCCGATGACGCCGCGCGCCATGCTCGATCCCTTGGCGCTCACTTTCACGTTCGATGCTTTCGAGCAAGACGGCATTTTGCGGTTTCGCCAACGCGGCGGCCTGCCGGTGATCGAGCTTGGTGAGGACGATCTGGTCTTGCCAGAGGAAAGTGTCCCGGCGCGGTTAACGCGGATGCAGGAAAGCGATCTGCCGCGAGAAGTGACAATCGGCTTCACCGATATCGGCACGGACTATCAGCGGGGGGCCGCGGCCTCGCGGCGTCTGGTCGGCGCATCAACACGGGGCGCCCATGCCGACCTTGCGATCGTCACCAACAATAGCGAGGCGGAAAGGCGTGCCGAAATCTGGCTTCAGGATCTGTGGGCGGGCCGCGAAAGCGCGGATTTTGCGCTGCCCCCGAGCCAGATTGCGCTTGGCCTTGGCGATGTGGTCGGACTGACTGTCAACGGCCGGCGCCGGCTGATCGAGTTGCAGGAGATCAGCGAGACCGAAAGCCGAGGCGTAAGAGGGCGTTCAATCGATCCGGAAGTATTCAATCTCGCGCTTGCGCCGCCGCGCCGGAATTTGCCCGGAATGCCGCCTTCAATCGGCCCCGTGCATGCAATGGTGCTCGACCTGCCGGCGCTGGGCGCAGAGCAGGCGCCCGGACTGTCTCGACTTGCCGTATTTGCCGATCCCTGGCCCGGACCTGTGACGGTGTGGTCATCGAATGACGGCTTGAGCTACAGGCAGGCCGGACTCACGCTGGCGCCATCTGTGGTCGGGCAGACGCTCGACGACTTGCCGGCGGGACCAACCGCGCGTTGGCAACGCGCGGCTTTTCGCGTGCAGCTTTATGGCGGCGCACTCAATTCTGTGTCGGACATTGCATTGTTCGGCGGCGCCAATGCTGCCGCGCTTCGGCGCGCCGACGGTGCCTGGGAAGTCATGCAGTTCTCCGGTGCGGAACTCGTGGCCGACCGTACTTACTTGTTATCGCGCCTGCTCCGAGGCCAGGCCGGCAGCGAATGGGCCATGGGTTCGCCGCTTCCCGCAGGCTCGCCCTTCGTGCTGCTCAACCAGCACGTGGTCACCATCGCAAGCGGGCTGGACGCGCTGGAACGCACCCTGCAACTGCGTGTCGTCATGGCTGGCCGCGATCACGCTGACATAACCGCGCTTGCGCTGAGCGCTACACCGCGGGCGACCGCCCTTAAACCTTTAGCACCCATCCATTTCAACGCGGTGCGCAAAGCCGGCGGGGTTAGCTTCAGCTGGATCCGGCGCACCCGCGTGGATGGCGATACCTGGGTAGGAGAGGTGCCGATCGGAGAGACGAGCGAGCAATACGCGCTCGACGTTTTGTCCGGCACCAATGTTGTGCGCACGCTTACATCGGCGACTCCATCCGTGATCTACGCTCCTGCCGACGAAATATCCGATTTCGGCGTGCTGCAGACGAGCCTGCATGTGCGCATCACGCAGCTATCCGCAACTGTCGGCCGCGGATTTAGCGCCGACGCAATTCTAACCCCCTAGGCATCATGACCAACACACCCCGTCTTGGCCTGCCGGTGATCGAAGCCGCGCAGGCGCAAAAACACGTCACCCACAATGAAGCGCTCACGCTGCTCGACGCGCTCACCCAGATTGCCGTCGAGAGCCGCACGCTCGCTACGCCGCCCAGTACTCCGGCCGAAGGCGCCTGTTACATTCCGGCGTCTGGCGCGACCGGCGCTTGGGCCGGCTGGAACGGGCAGGTCGCGCTTTACAGTGGCGGTGGCTGGATCCGCATAGTTCCAGTGTCCGGCCTCAAGGCTTGGGTGAAAACCGAGCGGCTGACAGTCACCTACGAAGACGGCATCTGGCGCGACGGGATTTCCCTGACCGCCCATGGTGGTCGCGCGACACTGCGCGCCAAGGAAGAAGAGCTCACGCTTGTCGGAGCCTTTGTCGAGACCACGGATACGGCGTTTATCCCGGATCGCGCGATCGTGCTCGGCGTGTCGTCACGCACCACGCTGGCAATCACCGGCGCCACGTCATACGGCGTTGGCGTACTGGGTAACGCCACCCAATTCGGCAACCTTCTCGGCGCCGCGCTCAATTCTACCAACAATGGTGTGATCGGCCCCACCGCGTTTTATGCCGATACCAAAGTGCGGGTGACCGCCACCGGCGGAAATTTCACCGCCGGCAAAGTGCGTCTCATCGTCTACTTCCTTGAGATGTCCGTTCCGGGTTCGTGACGCAATGCAATCGACATACGAAACTTGCTTGCCGCTGCTGCTTGCGCATGAAGGCGGCTATACAAATCACCCGAACGATCCGGGCGGACCGACCAATTTCGGAATTACCATCGACGATTACCGCAGATACGTGAAGCCTGACGCCACGACGGCCGACGTGCGCGCGATGAAGCTCAGCGAAGCAAAGAGCATCTACCGCAGCAAATATTGGGATGCGCAACGTTGCGACGAATTGCCCGCCGGCGTCGACTACGTGATCTTCGATTACGGCGTCAATTCCGGTCTCGGGCGCAGTGGCAAGGTACTGCGTCGCGCGCTCGCGTTGCCAGTCAATTCAAGCCTCGATGCGGCTATCGCCGCAGCACATGCGAGCGATTACCAAGTTCTGATCGTCTCGATCTGTGACGAGCGACTGCGCTTTTTGCAAACACTGAAGACTTGGCCTGTCTTTGGCGTCGGCTGGGGTCGCCGGGTGGCCGAGGTGAGATCGGTGGCGTTGGCAATGGCGGCGAATAGCTTCAAGGCCCGCGTGGCAATACGTGGATAAATCATCATGAAACATAACTTCGGAGACATGCAATCAATGTGGGTCAAGATAAAATCATGGTTCAACAACTCGGTCACCATTCTTTGGGCGCGCGTGCAGGTAATGGCAGGGATTGTCGCTGTCGCGCTGATGGCACTCGCGTCGGATCCCAATGTGACCGGCGCAATCCAGACCGCGCTCCAATCCAAATATATTCCATACTACGTCATCGCGATCGGGCTAATCACCGAGATCGCACGGCGACGCACAGCGGGGAGCGCGAAGTAAATGCTGTCCACGCTCCTTGGCTGGCTGGGCAAGTTGCTTGGCGGCCCCTTTGCGAAAGCCGCTCTCGACGCCTATCGCGCCAAGCTTACGGCCGAGAATACCAGCGAAAAGATTGCCGCGGATCTTGCCGCGCGCGAATTATCGGTCGAGCAGCGCGAGCGTGAGCTGGCGACCGAAATTCTGGTTGCGGAACAGGGGCGGTGGTTCACGGCGTTACCGCGGCCACTGTTCGCCTTTGCGTTCATTATTTATGCATGGAAGGCCGTGGTGTGGGACAAAGTGCTGGGCTTTGGCACCACCGACCCGTTATCCGGTGATGTGGGGCAATGGGCCATGATTGTGCTCACCGCCTATTTCGGCGGCCGCAGTCTGGAGAAGGTGGCGCGCATTCTTGCGAAGAGATGA